AACACCATCTTTAGGTCTCGGTGTAAGAAAACTACAACCATTTGAAAGTATTGTTTGCATATTGATATTTAAGTCACAAAAAAAAGGGCGGTGCAAAACATCGCCCTTATGTTATTAGTAATTTAAATTAACCTGCGTCTACAGGTACGTCTGCTGGAGCAAATATTCCTGTTTGCCATAACACAACTGCTATGACAATTACAACAACTGCCCACATCCATTTATTTTTCCATTTATTTTTAAGCATTCTAATTCCCTCTCTAGTTAGTATAAAAAAAGGGCGAACAATTTCTTGCCCGCCCTTTTAGAATTAATTTCAAAATAACCAAAAATTGATTATTTGAATTTTAAATTGCCGTCTGTAATCGCTACTTCACCTAAGTAGTCAGCCGCATTACCTAGTGAACTTGCAGTATTTGTTAATTCTACATATCCATATCTAGTTAAAAAGCCAACAACTGGTTCGAAAGTAGCCGGATCAAGAACAACGCCACTTGACATCAAAGGTATGTAAGGACAGTAGAACGCCGGAGCGTCTGCTTCACTTGAGCCTTTGTAGCCAACTAGAACTGCTGTGCTATCCTGTGCATAACCGTCGACATATACTCTCATAGAGGCATTTAAAGTTCCTACAAATTTAGTATTTGTCGGTGCTTCAAAAGTACCTTCTGTTGATCTAGCAAATGCTGATGTTGTTGCAGATTGAAGAATAGTTAAAGATGTTGGAGATACTACACAGTAGTTTCCAGCGCCTCTTCTTGTTCTAGCCGCGATGTTGTTTGCTACTCTGTTGATTAACACAGCCAAAGCCGCGTGTTCGTCACCAACGAAAGTTGCAGTACCTGATACAGCCGCTTGATCATAAGTTTCTTGAGTAGTCGCTAAACTTCTCAATGATTGAATAACTTCTTGATCAATTTCAGCAGTAATTTCTTGCGCCAATGCCGCCATAATTTCTGCTTCTACATCGATACCTTGTTGTGCTTGTGCATCTTGAGCCGCTTCAAATGTCCATCTTGCAGATAGTTTTCTGCTTTTTGCTTCAACTGCCTGTTTTAGGATTTGAATGCTCAATCTTTTTCCAGCACTACCTTCTAATCCAGCGGTTGTAGCCGCTTTCGTAGTTGCGTTGTCACCGGAATATGCTTCAGCGATCTTAAACGGAGATAATGCTTCTTCACCTGGAGTAGTAGCCGTGCTACCACTAGATGTGTCTGCATATCTTATTCTTAGAGTGTGAATCTGTCCAACTGGACCCGTCATTGGTTGTACACCAACGATTTCATTCGCAATAACAGTCGGCATTACCCGTCTAATTACTGGAAGGATCACTCTGTTTAGAGTAGCAACGTTACCGGCACTTGTAGCACCAGCAGTAGCCGCCTCAGACAAATACCTTTTAGTATTTTCTAAGATGACGTCCATAGTTTTTTTCTTGTTGCCTTCTAAACCTTCAGTTAGAGCCTGTTTCGTTTCACTCCATTTTGATTCAAATATTTCTGACATATTTTTATCTTTCCCCTTAGTTTAAATTAAATACCCGCCAAATGACGAATATTTGTTATTTCTGCATCTTCCCTTTTCGCTCTGTCGCCGCCGCTTTCAGAAAGAACTTTCGTTTTTCCTGGAACTGCTTTGTCCGCCATTACGTGAGGTAGATACTTGTTAAATGAAGTTTCAAGTTTCGCTGTTTGAACTGATTCTAACAGTTGACTCATTACTTCACTCTTTTCTTTGCCCAAAGGTTTGAGCAACTCTGCCATAGTTTCCTTGCGTTCCATCAAGTCTGCTTGTCTTTTCGACTCAGCATTTTTTGACTCAATCACCGCTTTCTTCTCCTCTATGGATTTCTCGGCGTCTGCTAATTTCAATGTAGTTTCATCAACTACCTTCATTAGTTTTGCAGTCTCTGACTTCTCGTTGAGATAAGAAGCCTGGTATTCAGATGCAAAAGCCTCGAAAATTGTTTTACCAAAGTTTTGTCTTTTAGCAGTAGTAATATCTTCTTTAAGTTGAGTAAGTTCTTCACCCAATTTTTTAATTACTGCTGTTTCAACAACTTTAGCAGATTTCTTTATGAAAGTTTCTTTTAGTCTAGCCATTTGTTTTCTTGCTTCAGCAACTAATTTAACTTTCGTTTCCACAACGCCTTTTTTGTCTTCATGGAATTCTTTAATTTCTTTAGCAAGTGCGTTTACAACGAACTCCTCTAATTTACTAAAGTTCTCATGAACACCTTTACGGTCGCCATGCAGTTCTTTTAACTCTTCAGCAAGTTTTCTCAGTATAAATGATTCCAATTTCGCTGAATGTTTGCCTACGTTTTCTTTGTAAGCGATTTTTTCTTGAGCAAGTGCTTTTCTGTCGTCTATGAATTTAGAGATTTCTTCAGATAACTTGTCAGTCATCATTTTATCAATTGCTTCAATCATATTTGCTTTGTCATGCTCATATCTTTTAGCAAATTCTTCTCTTAATTCTCCAGAAACGCCTTCTCTATTTTCTTTTATTTTAGAATCCCAAGCCTCTTGGATGCTTTTTTGCACATCTTCAGATATTGCTCCTGATTCTACTAGTTTTGATATTGCGTCTATCATTTTATTTTAGTTCCTTTATTATGTTTGTTAATGTATCTTTAAGATACCGTTGTGCTTGTTTGTCATTTCTAACTTCTGACGCCAGTCCGACTGCTTTATTTCCACCTCTTGTGTTTAAAAGATGTTCATATATTGCAGTTGGATAAGCACCTGGTGCCGAAGGCTGGGCCACAACATCAACTGTTATAATCTCAAAGTCTGAAACCTCGCCGTTTCCAAATTCGGATATATTTCCGCTACCTCTGGAACTCACGCCGAGTTTCACACCGGATTCTAACATTGTTTTGACAAGTTGACCCATTGGTGTCGGTAAAATTTTCATTTTACCATATCCATTTGGTCCGTCCATCCACATTTCTGTAATCATGTGAGATACACGGTCCAAATTAATTTTTAGATCGTCTGGGTGATCTACTTCTCCTAGAACAGAATATCCAGAAGAGATCTGATCATTAAGAGTTTTAGTTGCCCTTGCAATTTCTTGCACAGGATAAACCCTTTCGTTGGCATTTTTAATACCACCTTGAATACAGATCCCTTTCATGAATAAATCTTTGCCGTCATTTTCATGCAAGATAGACATTCTAGCCTGATTAAATGTTAACTCTTCTCTAAGATGTATAGACATCAGTTGACTCCTTTAAAACCAATTGTTACTTTCTAGCGGCAACTACTGGTGATTTTTTGTTATCAGCACCGTCTGTTTTAGAGACTTTGCTTGATGCATCACTCAACTTACGACTATCTTTTCCACCTTCGTTTGCGAATTCACCAGATCTAACATCTGAAGTACCTGGAGCAGTTCTGCCCGTTTCTTCTTTACTGCTAGTTCTGTGTGGAGACGCACTATTAGGTCCTTTTGCATTTGAAGCCACTGATGATTTTTTATTATCAGCATGATCGCCTGCATCAGCAGATTTTTGGATTTTGTATTCTTTTACAGTTTCCTTTGCTTCTGCTTTTTTGCCTTCAAATGGTCTATTTGATATTGTAGGTTGAATTTGCGGAGCCATTTCTGGTTGAACTTGAAGTGATTCTTCTTCTGAACCTTCTTCTCCATCTCCAACTTCGTGTCCCATCATTTTTTCAAATTCTGCTTTTAGTTCTTCTAAAGCATCTTCTAAATCTGCAACTCTTTCTTCAGTGTCGCCTTCTGGCTCGCCTGTTGGCTCCATATCTGGTGCCAATTCGTCTGCCGCCGCGTCTGCGTCACCTTCTTCATCAGAAGAAATGTCTTTAACTAAATCGTCAGTAGCATCGCCACCAATTTCTTCAATTTTTTCTTCTTCAGAAGTAGTTGATTCCGTTTTTGCTTCTTCATCTTTTACTTCGTTTTTAGATTCGTCCGCTTTAACTTCTTCAACTGTTTCTTCTACAGTTTCATCTTTATCGGATTTTTCAGTTTCTTTAACTTCTTCGTCTTTAGTATCAGACTTTTCAGTTTCTTTAACCGCTTCATCTTTATCTTCTTTGTTTTCGTCTACCGTATCATCTTTCGTTTCCGTAGATGCTAGGTTTTCGTAGATATCTCTCGATTTGTCTACGACTATTTCGTGAAACAATTGCTCTGCTTTATCATTTTCTTCATTGATAAGCAGTTCAAGTAATGCTTCAAACTTATTGCTTGATTGTGTCATATTGCACGTGCTCCTTTTGTAATATCGGCATTAAACTTAATTAAGTATTATATATTTAACAGATATCTCAAGAATAGGGCACATTTTTAGATAAAAAGGGGCCTTTTTTGACGTTTTTTTTTAAAAACGGAGTTTAATTGTATGTATGATCAGAAACTCTTCAATATCTATGTGTTTTAAATTCTTATTCCATTCTAAGTCTTTTGGACGGTACCATGCATTTGGAGTTACACGAATAAATTGAGTATCTGGGTAATCTTTTAATACTCTTTTTGTTTGATTCATCCAGTTTCCATAAAAAGTTGCCTCTTCTGTACTCTTTTTATAGTTTCGGGTATCTTTATAAAGATTATTAAACTTTTTTCTTTGACGATCTGTATGCCCAGTGTAGTCAAATCCTAGAATATAGATAGTTTTTGGTTTATGCTCAGCGGCATATTTTAATGCAGTTGGTCCAGATGACCAACCTAATGACGGTTGAAAGAATTGCACCTTGTCGAGTATAAGTGAATTTTTCTCGTACATATTATTATAATTTGACCATACAATATTATGGTGGATATAATCAGTTTCTGCTATTTCTAAGACCATTTTAGGATCAACAGCAATTAGATAATCAGGACGATCAGTTCTATATACACCGTTACAGGCAAAAACTTTGCCTACTTTCTTAAGATCTTCTATTTGGATTCCTTTTCGGGATTCACCGTTTCCGAGAACAAATGCAATTTCCATTACACTTATATATTATTTTCGATATCCGGTGCCTTGTACATCTTCTGGACGAAAATTGCTTCTTCACGTTGTTGAGCATCATGCTCTTCTGCAGATAGTCTCATCTCTTTGATGTCGTTTAATGAAAGTCGTGTTTTTCTGGTGTCTTCTTTGTCTAATATAGAAATATCGTTATCAGGATTATATGATTTATCCTGTTCCAGGCCATCGTCACCATATTTAAAAAATTCACGTAGTATCATTTTCTATATTTAACCTTATAATACATTTGTTCCACCGCCACCGGGTGTAGGTGGTACGTTTCCACCTGCTGATCCAGGGGCTTGTGGTCCGCCTGCTCCAGACTCTCCTTCTGGTGGTGGTGCTCCTTCTGGTGCTGTTGGATCTTCAAATTGATCTAGATCAGATGATATTCCTGATTGTGATACTCCGCCGCCTCTTAATTGTGTTGATTTAGTTTGTGATTTTTGTGATACAGCATTTTCTTCTGCCCAAAGTTCAGCATTTCTTGATAATTCTTCTTCAGTAAGTCCAAGATATCTTTTTAACGCAAATCTTTTAGACATATAAGGTAACTCTGCCAATTGTGTAAATGTTTGTACTCTACTTTGATCCATTTCAGTTTGTCTATATTGTGCAAAGTTTTGTGGTGGATTAAGTTTAATATCAAACATTGAATTGTCTAAATTAAAACCTTTGCCTTTTACCCAATATTTAAATTCTAGATCAAATGTTGGTGCAACCATGTTTTGTAATCTTTGACAATATTTGTTAAATCTTAATTCTTGGATATATGCAGTACCAACTCTACCGTCATTATATTGTTGTTGCCCATCTTCTGCACCAGTTGGCAAATAAGAACTTGGAATTCTTAAACCTCTAAACAATTTATTTGTAAAAAATCTTAAATCGTCTATTTCACCTAAATTAGTACCACCTGGTAGTGTGTCAACTTTTGAACCTCTTCCTTCTGCTGTTTGTGGAAAGAAGTAATCTTCATTAATGCTCATAGGATTATATGTTGCATCAACATAATTAACACCGCCTGATGTACTTGGAATTCTTCTTTGATTAATTTCGTTTTTAACTCTTTCGACAAATTGCATAGCCAAGTGTGTTGGCATATTACCTACGTCGATATAAAATACTCTTCTTTCAGGTGCTCTTTGAACCCTGTAAATGATAATTGCATCTTCTAATAATTCTTTTTGTTTGTAAACTT